TATTCGACAACTACTTGTGGTTGTCGTATTCTGTGGAGGATGTTTCTCCGTCGCAGGGTGATGAGAACACTGAAACTCTCATATATGATTTGAGATTGCAGGCATGGACGAGATGGTCGTTTGGTGTTGTTCCTACAGTCAACTCTCGTTATTCTGATTTTACTGTGAACGAGCCTGATGGTGTTGTGGAGGGTGATACTAACCCGTATTTTGTTTCGAACCTTTCCACTGAGGATGATCATATCATGAAGGGTTTCATGGGTGACTCCGATCCTGATGCAGATATTGTGTGGACTGATAATGGTACGAACTTTGAATTCCAGTTCCGCACTTTCTGGTTTAGTCCTGATGTTGGTGGAAGCAGGAACAGGCTGCGCAGGTTTGAAATGTTGGCTGCGGAGATTAGCGATCAGATTGATATTGCTTTATACCGTGATTTTCTGGATACTGTATGGACGAGTATTAGCGTTGATCCGCTGGCGCATAGTGGTAGTATCTTTGAGTATCATTTGCAGCAGTCTAGTGTGGATAAAACTGGTTTCTTCAATTTTCTGATGGCTGAAATTTCGGGTACGCATGCGAACGAAATGAAAGTTAATGGTATCGCCTATCAGGTTTCGTCTCGTGCTGCTCCTCGTGGGGACATCGGCGGTACGGGCTATCATGGAGCGTAACCGTGGCTACTAGGTTTGACCGTGGTTTCCGCTTCCCCTTACAGAAATATTCTGATGAGAAAGCGTTGTATACAAACTTCAAGTATATTCAAGAGTATTTGAATTATATTCGCAAGAAGGATTTGTATGCTACGACGATCATTGTTGCTTCTTCTACTTCTGATGAACCGCAGCGTGCCCACTATCAGTGTGACGGTCAGAATGATAATGTTGAAATTCAGGCTGCTGTAGACGAACTTTCTACTACTGGTGGAGAGGTCGTCTTGTTGGAGGGCACTTATAATCTGGCTGCTGGTGTGACTTTGCCTGCTCAAAATATTACTGTTCATGGTGCGGGAGCTATTTTCAACCGTGCTGGCACGCTTTTTGTCGGATCGGCTAATGGCAGGTACGTGTTAGATCATTTGGCTTTCACTGGCGGTGCAGCGGATGTAAGGTTTATTCGTGGTAGTGGCGAATGGATTGTCACTGACAACTATTTTTATGATCTGACTGCTACTCATGTTATGGGTGGGGACATTCTTGGCGATCAGTCAAAATGGATTGTTGTGGGCAATCATTTTGTTGACATTTCCTTAGAGTTCACTCCACTATTGAACAACGATTCTGGTCTGCTTGTCAACGACGGTGGCGGCACTCGTGATCATAAGGGAATTTTCGCTAATAACTATGCTCGTAATATTACTGGAACTGGTAATGGTTCTTATTTTATTACATCTTCAGATAACTTTGCAGAACCAATCTTTGCTATAGGTAATTTTATTGAAGATTCTACTGGTCTAGATGGATATTTTGGAAACGGTAGCGTTGCTTCTCATAATCTGATTGATCAGACTATGCTTACAGGCGACCATGATCTTGATTTGAACGACCTGGCTGATGTGGTTATTTCGGGTACGCCTGCTGATAACGAAGTGTTGGCTTATGATTCTGGTAGTGGTGATTGGATTAACCAGACTGCTGCTGAAGCTGGACTGTCTGCTCCTGGTCATACGCATACTGAATCTGACGTCACTGATTTAGACCACTATGATTCGTCTGATTTCGCTACTGATCTTGCTTTAGCTGATACTGACGATCTGACTGAAGGCTCTAACTTGTACTATACTGATGAGCGTGCGCAGGATGCTGTGGGTGGAATCCTAGTCGATTCGTCTGAGATTGATTTTACATATGATGATGGCACGCCATCTGTTACTGCTGTTATAGTGTCTGGTTCTGTCGATGAAGCTAAGCTGGATACGAGTGTGAACGCTAGTTTAGATTTGGCTGATTCTGCTACTCAGCCTGGTGATGATGCTGATACTCTTGGTAGTGGTGCTGCTACTGACGGGCAGGTGTTGACTGCTGATGGTGCGGGGGTGGCCGCTTGGGAGGATGTTCCTGCGGGCGGTGCGCATGACCATTCCACTCTGGAAAATTCTTTGACTACTAATGATCAGGTTGTTGTGCAGACTACTGGTGAGATTGACTTTTTTGATGATGATGGGACTACTCCTCTTATTTCTGTAGAACATGATGGCGCTGATGGCGGTGTGATCTATATTCATTCTGATGATACCGAGGAGACGATCCCTGCTAATATTCAAACAGGAGAGGTCGGTACTAGCACGGCGAGGCGGAGGGGTGTAAACCTTCTATCTCCTCAGTTGGATTCGCAGGCGAGGATGAACTTCGAATTTTTAGGTGAAAGTCCTGACGGTACTGAACCTCCTGAAGCTCGTATGGCAGTGTCGGGTACTCCTGATGAGACTCCTAGGTTTACTTTGTATAATGATGTTGCCATGTACGTGCAGGCTTTGCCCGCATATTTTGAGGGTGGCACAGTATATTTCACTGCTGATGATACTTTCGATAAAGCGGATTATCCAGGATTGCGGGCTATCATAGTAGATTTGGTGGGTAGTGGTGGCGCTGGTGGTGGTGCGCCTGCAACTACTGGCTCTGATTTTTCTGTTGGTAACGGTGGCGGTGCTGGTGGTCATTGTCGCAAGTTTATTCTTGCTTCTGCTCTTAGTGCGTCTGAGACGCTTACTGTTCCTGCTGGTGGAACAGGAGTTTCTGGTGCTGCTGGTAATGCTGGGGCTACATGCTCTTTCGGATCGCATTGTCAGGCGACTGGCGGTGGTGCGGGTGGAATTCTTACTGCAGGAACCGCTCTCGCTCTGTTACTGCCTTCGGCGGGTGGAGTTGGTTCAGGTGGAGATTTGAACCCATACGGTATGAGCAGTGGATTTGCTGTTAGGATTACTGGCGGTTCTGTCGCCTCTGCTGGGCAAGGTGGTTCATCTTACTTTTCTGCTGGTGGTCCGTTTGTCATATCTGCTAATGGTACTGCTGGCCGATATGGTTCTGGCGGTGGAGGTATGCGTAATAATGGTACTGCGTCTGCTCGTACTGGTGGCGCTGGTGGAAATGCTTTGATAGCTGTAAGGTTACTGTTTTAATACGTTTTCACCTATTATATGAAGGACTGCTATGGCGACAACAACTATTAGAACCCCCTCAGAAGGAGGTTCACAAGGTGCGAAACGTGCCACTACTAACCCTAGTATCCCACAGCCCGTAGCCCAACCAACCCTTCCCATGCCTAACGTGGAAGGTATCTTCGGCGATCTTGGCGACAGCGATGGTTCTGCTGGGGCTAAGGCTGCTGCTCTTCGTGGTGTGGACATTGAGAAGAGGCGTATAGGTTTCCAGAAGGAGACTGGTCTGCGTGATATTGAGCAGGCCCGTGAGGAGGGTTTACGTGGCGCTATTAATAATGCGCTACAACGTGGCATTTACCGTTCGGGTATTCGTATTGAAAACGAGTCTCGTGTGAACCGTGAGGCTGATGAGGCTTCTGGTGATTTGACTACTGATATTGGTTTCGCTTTGGAACTGTTGAAGAATCGTGCCGACCAGATTCGTGCTGGTGGCGGTGGTGGAGGTGTTGGTGGTTTCGGATTTGATTTTGGAGAGTTTAATGCTATGCTTGATTTGATTTCTCGTTATGGAGTGCAGCCTGCTGCACCTACTGTCCAGCCTGCTCCGATTCGTCGGGGCGAACTGGATCGTGAGCAGACTCGTAGGGGTGGCCGCTAATGGTTGATGAACGTCGGAGACCTGGTGATTTAGAACGCAGGTCTTCTCAGCCTGCTTTCCAACCTAAGAAGCTGGGTTTGTCTCCGCAGTCTCCCTTGCAAATTCTGATGGGTGAGGGTACGCCTAGCTTGCAGGCGACAATGCAGGAGCATGGCTTGATTGGTGTTTTACAACAGTTCGCTCTTCGTGGTATTGGGGCGAACGTGGAGTTTGGCGCTGAAGGAGTGTCGGGGGGACTACAATTATTGCAGGCGGCGGGTACGCCTGGCGGCGGTGTGAGTAGCCTGGAACCTGATAAGACTAAGAGGACTGACGGTACGGCTATTAATATAGTTGAACTGCTTGCAGGTCAAGACCCTGTAACAGCGTCTTCGCCTACTGTTGGTGGTGGTGCTCCTGACCAGCAGGCTGCTGAAATAGCTAAACTTTCTAGGGGACTCGATACTCCTGCTGCTGTTTTTACGCTGTCTCAGACTGCTGGTAATTATGAATTGCCCACTGAAATACAAGCGCAAATAGATCAGCTTACTGAAATGGCTACTATACAGGTTGACGATATTAATAATCAAATTAACCAGAAAATGTCGCAATTGCAGGTAGGACAGCAACTATATGGTGGTCTTGTGGGCGAGGCGGAAAGAGTGGGAATTATCCCGCCTCTCGACTCTGAGCAGGGGAAGGTTCTGGCGACGACCCTGGACTCTTTGGAGTCTACTTTGCAGGCTGAAGACTTGCAGGGAGGTTTAACTCCTGACGTACTGGCTGCCATTACTTCTGTCGGTGACGCACAGTTCGCTAGCACTGATCCTGATCAGGCGTTTAACTTGCTCTCCCATAAAATAGATTTTGAACAGAATCTTATATCTGAAATTGAAACTCTTGTCAAGCAACGGCAACTCGTTCAGGATAATACGGCGAGCGTGGAAGAGGCTCTCCGCCTAGAGGGACAGTCTGACACGTTTAATCTTCCTCTTGACGTGCCGACCAGTGAGGGCATGTTCCTAACAGTGTATGGTGATTTCATTTCTGAACAGTTGAGTGATACGAACCTGGACACTTTCCAGGAGAAGGCGATCGCTTTGCAACTTACGGAGATAGGTGAGCAAGCTGTTATTGCTGGCGGTGCTGAACAGTTCGCCCCTCAATTGCAACTCATAGCTGACACGTATGGTCTTGACTTTACGAAACTTACTAATGCTGTGAATAATGGTTTGGAGCAGGGCTTGGAGGCGGCTGGACTGGCTGATGCTTGGCGTGAGAATCCTGTGTTGGAGCCAGGCTCGCCGTCTCTTGCAGCGGGCATCCAGGAAACTATCCTTCAACTTGGTGGTACTCCTGAAGACGCTGCGAGACTGGTTAACTCTACTTCTCTACACCAGCTTATCGCTCTTGCTTCTGGCGGACAGGTTGGCGCTGAAACTGATCCTAATATGCTCGGCTTGGGCGGGCTGGCCCCCGACACGTATGAGACGTTCGGCTATGATTATGAAACGATTAAGGCTGATGCTGCATCGCAGCTTGCCGCTCTCATCCAATACATTTACACTCGTTTTGGTGGGGATACGGTTCAAGCGTTGGAGGCTTTCCGAGAGGGTTCTTGGGGCGGAGTGAACTAGGATGGCTCTCCGTGACGCCTTCCGTTCATTGAACAGAACTCAGGCTCCTTTCGGCCTGGGTAACTCTGTGTTCGATGAGCCTGCGTTTACTCCTACTGAACTTGGTAATCCTGATTTTACTTTAGCTGGTGATCCTCGCTCGCAGGCACAGTATCCTGCGGCTGCAGCGGAGAAAGGATTGTATTCTAGTCAGGTCCGTGCGGAAAACCAGCTTGCTGCTGCTGATTCTGCAGGCTTGGACACTAGTAATCCTCTATATGATCCTCTCAGTGAGGTAGCTGAAGAGGGTTTTGCTAGTCGTGCTCTCACGTTCGGTGAGAAGATTCTTAGCTGGGTGGACGGTCCACGACAGGCTGTCAACCTGATGATCCAGGACCTTGTTGGTGGTGCCGCTGAGGAGGGTTTCCGTAATCCTGATATTGGTGACTATTGGAATACTCTGTGGGGTGGCATGGAGGATTCTGAAGGGTTCAAGTTTGCGACTGGCTTGGAACCTCGTAGTGGTTCTAAAACTCTTGACATGTTTGGTTGGTCTGAGGAGGAGGACTTGGTGGGGCGTATCGGCCGTGGTGTGGCCGACTTCGGCCTGCAAGTCCTTACTGACCCTGTCTCTTATTTGACGTTTGGCATGTCTGCTCTTGGTAAGAATGTGGCTCGTGCTACGGGCGGCAGGTTCATGGATGATGTAACCAAGAAGCTTCTGCCCGCTTTCGACAAGGCAGGCGATTTTAAACTGACTGACTCATATCTTACTAAATTGCAGGCATCCGACACGTACACGTATAACCTGGCACGTGAACTCATGGAGGATACTGGTGACGGTTTCGTCTCCCAGTTCCGTGATGATCTTCTAACTAAGATCGAAGCTCATGGCGGGACCATGCCGCCTGACATGGTGGCTGCCATGCGTAAGCGTATTGGTGATGAGAACAACTGGTTTGATAATATTGTGGAACTGGCTGTTGCTAACAGGGTGACCAAGGATGTTATCCAGCCTCTCATGGCCCGTGATTTCGCTAAGATTGATAAGGCCGCTTTGGAAATGCTGCCTAAATGGGCGTATGGTGGTGCTCGTATTGCTGTCCCGTTTACTCAGTCTACGCTTGAATCGGGCTGGCTGATCCCTGGCTCTCAGGGTTTGGGGAAGAAGATTGTTGGTGATCCTCTGCGCAAACTGTCTGAGAGGACGAAGGGATTCGGCTTGTATGATGTTGTGACTAAGAATGCTGATGAGGGTTTGAACTTTCTTGCCACTGAACGGTCGTTGAATAAGGCGTTGGCTTCTGGTCGTATGGCTGGTTGGCAGTATGCTATTGCGAAGCCTGCCTTGGACAACATGGCAAACCAGGCTACTCGTGAAGCACTGATCGCTTCGTTGAACACTCTTGGTAAGAGAGTTGTGGAGGCGGCTGATACTGCTGGTATCGAGGATCAGAGTCTTGTCTGGTCGAAGGTTATGCACATTTTGGAAGGATTTGACACTGGCCTGGACGATATGATGTTGGGCGGGTTGGATGATATTACGGGCGGCACGCTGCGTGGCGCTGCTGCTCCTAATGTTGATGCGTTCGCTGATGATCTGTTGAGGGATGATGGATTGGATGATGCTGTCAATAATCTTGCCACGTTTCTTCGTGGCACATTCGACGAGTATCATGCTAAGTTGAGTGTGTTTGACCCTGAGTTAAAGAAGCGTTATATTGATAATTATGCGCCGCATTCTATTGCTCCTGACGGGCGGAAGATCGTGTCTCTCATGTCTCGTCTTGGTAAGGGTATTCCGAAGAGGGAGTGGGAGGCGTTGCAGAAGCAGGGTGATCCTGGCGGTGTGCTTGTCGCTCACATATTGAATGCTGCTGGTAAGGGTGGACGGTTGGAGGCGAGTATGGGCGGTAGCCGCTATTTTAATCCTCGTGATGAGGGTAAGCTTGCGGCACTGGCTTTGACTGATGATGGTGGAATTCTACTGCGTAAGGATTTTTGGGCTGGACTACAGGATGATGCTGCCACTCTGATTGGTGAGGGTGGTGTGGTGAATCCTGCGTTGAAGACTAAGTATGCGCCTGCTTCTAAGTTGAACGAGTGGGTTAAACCTGTCATTGAGAAGTTGGCTAGGGAGAATAATATTTCTTTGCCGAAGGGCTGGGATGGGAAACTATTTTCTGAAGACCCGTTGGAACTGGCTATCGGTTATATCCGTAATCTGGATGAGGTTGTGCGGACTTATAATGTGGTGGAGGGTTTTCGTGCTGCTGGGCTGGCGTTTAAACATGATCAGGCTCCTGATGTTGTGCAGATCATGAATAACATGTATGATAATATGATGTCGAATACTATGAAGATTACGTCTGATGGTGGTGGGCTTAAGCCTAAGTCAGGGTTGACTGCTGCCCCCGTAGATTGGGTTAAATCGTTAGGCGATCCTAATGATCTTAGTATTGCGCAAAAAGGAGAAAGGCCTTTCACTTTAGAATCAGCCGTTATGGATATGGCTCGTCCTGCTGGACAACGTAAGATTAAAGATAGAGTGACAGGAGATTTGTCTGAATTCACAGCTTCGGTTGAAAGCCAAGGAGTAAAAACACCGATTGTGATTGGTATTGATAATGATGGCTTGGCACAGATTGTAGATGGTCATGGCCGCATAGTTGTTGCAGAACGTTTGGGCCTTGAAGAGGTGCCAATCAAGTTCCAAAATGTTGGGTCACATGAGAATCCTGCAGCAGGTCAGAACGTTCGGGAATTTTTGAAAGACACTATAGATGGAGAGAACCTTGATGCTATAGATGTTTTTAACACCCTTCCTTGGAAACCAGGCGTTAAGGAAACTAAGAGAGTTCTTAAGGGTTACGGGGATATGATGGGAGCCACACCCGTCAGCGTGACAGGCCCACTCGCCAAAGCAGGATGGGACGCTAACGATATGGCAGGGAACGCCCGCATATTCCAAATGGCTCGCATGTCCTCAGACGATTTCCTAGCCCTACGTCAGAATCCTATGAAAGCTGACGGTGCGCTCGTAGACAAGGCTACTGGCGGCTACCAGAATCTCCGTCGTATTAGTGGCGACATGACTTTGAGCGTGAACTCTAAAGCGAAACGTGGCTGGCAGGAGACCACGCTAAACAAGGACCGTGTAGTGTACACGTTCCGTGATGATGTAGGCAAGCCTAGAGGAGATATTGTGTTGAGCGAGAAGGCTGACGGATTTATCGAAGCTGACTTCACTGTTAACCCTAACTTGTCTCCCCGTCAGCAGCTAGCGTTCAGCCGTGAACTCATAGAAAAGTTTGATGAACTAGTTACGGCTGGCCCACTCAAAGGCAAGTTCACTCATAAGAATATTGAACGTACTTTGAAGGAGGGTAATATTAGTGATGCTGGTGGGAAGATGATGCAACTCTACTTGCGTTCGAAACTACGCCAATTGCCTCCTCGTGCTTTGGAGGAGATAGCGAAGGAGCCTGCAGAGTTCGCTAATGCTCGCATGCTCGCAGACGATTTTATTGACGAGTTTAACATGTTCTTTAAAGAGTATGCTCAAGTGTACGATCCTTCTAATGGGCGGCTTATCATTGATCCTAATAAGGTTCAGATTGCTGGTGATGATGTGGTCCGTAAACGTATCGCTGATCTGCGGCGTGCTGCCCGCATGTCGGATGAGGCTGGCTGGGAGACCGCCTCTAAAATCATGAACGGTATTGATGATACGATGGGGTTGAGTCAGGTGGACGATTTTGTTAATCCTGGCCGTTTCGCTATGGGCGGACCTGCCATTGAAGGATTGGCTATTCAACGTGATATGGCTATGTGGCTGCGGAACTATGCTCGTAATGCTGCGAGTGCCTACACGCCTGAGGGTGTGGCCGCTTTGAACATGGCGTCGAAAACTAGTTTGAGATGGTGGAAAGCTATGGCTACTATCGCCAGGCCTACCTTCCATATCAGAAACCATATTTCCGCTACGTGGGCGAACATGACGATCGGAGTCCGTCCGCAAGACTATGCGTTGGTACGTGATAATGCTATCATTTTTAAGAGAGCGTTGCGTGAAGGGTTGACTGAGGATGAGGCTATCGCTAAATTGTCTGCGAAAGCGCAGCCGTATTTCCGTGCCGCCTGGGATCATGATATTATGTCAGGGTTTGTGACGAGCGAACTGCGTACCCTGGTCACTAAAGCGGAGAAACTGTCATGGGCTAGAGTCCACGATGTTGACAATTTTGTTTTACCTCGTATGGGCGGGCACGTCATGGAGAGCATCGAGGACTTTCATCGCATGGCTGCATTCACTAGATGGTATGATCCTGCTAATCCTTCGAGCGCTGATGTTGCCAAAGCTATGGTGGAACGAGTCCATTTCAACTATGCGAATACTACTCCGCTTGAGGACAGGTTGAAGTCTCTCGTACCGTTTTTCGTGTGGACGAGAAGGAACATTCCTTTGCAGGTGTCTACGCTTATGGAGAACCCTCGTGTTATCCAACGTTATAGGGCTATGATGCAGTCGTTGAACGACGAGTTTTCTGAGGATGGTGAGGGGTTGCCGATTGGTGACCAGTTCTCTGCGTATGCTGCGGGCACTGACTACTATGTGAATAAGGGTACGCCGTTTTGGGGGCGTATGATTCTTGACCCTGATCTGCCTGTAAAAGATTTGCTGGCATTGCCGAACTTGTCTCCGCCTGAACTGTTGGAGTTCGGTAATGGATTGTTGGGTCCGCACTTGTCTTCGATCATTAACCTGAATGAGGAACGTGAGTTTGGTGATGTGAACGCTCCTGCCCCTCTTAACGCTGTGCTCCGTTCACTAGCATTCGTGGGCTTATATGATGCGACTACTGACGGTGATGTGCGCATGCCGTATTGGGCACGTACTATTGCGGAGACTGCGTTTCCGCCGTCCCGTGAAATCATTGATCCTTTGACTGGTGGTCCGTCTGATCCTAACAGGCAGGCTCGCTTAGGTATAGCTGAGGATGATTCTACTTTGGAGGCTTCGTTGAAAACGCTCATGGGTACGATTGGCCGTGGGTTCGGTGTGAAACTTAACACGCCTGCTGATGTGCGTGGTGTTAACGCTCGTACTCAGGAGGAATTAAACATGTTAATCCAGGACTTGCGTTTGAAAGGACAATTGCCTCCTTCGGAATTGGGTTCTGACCAGCCTGAAATTCCTGATGTTGCTGATCTTATTTTTGGGGGAGGAGGTTAATAATGCCGAAAAGTAAAAAGAAAAGTAGAAGCTTGGATAGCGGCTTGGAGTATGTTGGTGAGAAACTGGGTGTGATCCCGTCTAAGCCTGCTACTGTCTCTAGCCCTAAGGTTAGTCCTGGTCGTAGTACTGCTACGAAGAAAGTCATGGCATCTAAGTCGAGTACTGGTGGAAGTAGCGGTGTGTCTCGCCGTGCGGGAAGTGTTGGCGTGTCTAGTTCTAGCCGTCAGCGGACTAATAAGCGTGGCCCTTCTAACCGTAAGAAAAAGAAGTAATACATTTTCACCTATTAGGTGAAGGGATAAGATATGACACCTGAACTTAAGCGGTTCGTTGATGCGCTCCGCTCACAATTCCCACAGTATTTCTCTTCTGGTGAAATTTACCATTTGGGTGTGACTAACTGTAGGAGAAAGAATAATAATCCTGGTTCTGCATGGTCGGAACATTCATGGTCTAACGCTGTGGATATTATGTTGCGTACCATTGACGGTGTGCCAGGTGATCAGATTGCTGCTTGGGCTAGGTCTCGACCTGATCTTGCTAGCGAAGTTTTCTGGAAGATAGCGTTACATCACAATCATGTGCATGTTACTGCGAATCCTCGTAGAAATTATGACAATAAACAAGTCCCGCCGTGTGCGGGCGGAGAGGACGACATGGCAATACTAACAGATCAAGAACAGAAGGAGCTACAAGCTTTTCTAAGTTATATTAAGAGCGAGGGTTCTAATGTGAGTTTTGTGGTTCAGGCAATCCAGGATGTGCGGGAACGTAATACTAACGGTCCGTGGGCACCTGCTAACCATACGCATCCTAGCACTCCGCTAGTGGATTCGACTGCTCGTAGTCTGGCCCAGCGTGCGCTGGACACTCTAGCTAAAATCAGAACTGCCGTCTCTTAAATGGTGGTATGTGGTTCAAATATTTTTGGGTAGCCTGGGCTAGTATAGGGTTAATCGTTGAGGTTATCGCTCTTGCTACTCGCACTCCTGGCGCTACTCTCTCCGAACAAGTGTGGAGTATTAGAGGTTCTGGTTTTTATTCTCTCATAATTTTCTTCCTATTATGGTTGACCTATCATTTTCTGTGGGAGGGGAGAGTCTAATGGATGAAGTGCAGGTAGTGCGTATCGGCTTTTGGCTGTTTCTTTTGGCCGCTCTGATCATAAAATTTTAAGGAGGGATTCATATGGGTGAAACTTATACTCAGCGTATCATCGCTTTGCTTGAAGCTATGGATACTGACACAGCCGCCAACGAAATCTTACTGACGGCTATTGCTGCGTCACTAGATTCTATCGACACTAAGCTTGTGCAGCTTACATTGTCTGGTAATGCTCTTATCGTTGACGATCCCGCTTAATTTAATACATTATTGCCTATTATATGAAGAGGTTTTTATTTCCCCTTCAAGCAGCCCGTGACGCTCGGAGTAAATTACAAAGGAGGTAAAATACATGGCTAAAGTATCTCGTGTAGGAAGTTCTTTCTCTACACTCCCGTTTGACGGTATTGACAATGTTGCTAACTTGTGGATTCATGATGATTTCATTGGTTCCATAACTGCTGCTGATATTGGAACAGGCACAGTGGTTCATACTGCACAAGGCGTTTGGAACGCTGGTGAAGTAGGATCACTTACTGGGCCTGGTACTCTCAACCAGCTTGTAGGAGTGGCAGGTCACCCTGGTATCTTGCAGCTTCAAACTGCTGATGATGCTTCAGAGGAAGTGGCTTTGCTGCTTGGCGCTGCGGCTGAAACTGAGGCGGATGACGATTTCGTCTTGGACTCTAACGGCCTTTATATCGCATCCATTCTCAGGGTTCCTGATGTAGACGGTCAGAAGGTCGAGTTCGGACTGATCGCTGATCCAGCATCACCTAACTCTAGCGCTGTCGATGTTGTCTCATTCGTTTGGGACGCTGACGACCCTGCTAACGTTGGTGATGAGTTTTTCATCGCTCAGGTGAACGCTGCTACTGTTGATACTGAGGAAGTTTTCACGCTTCCTTACGTTGAGAACGACTGGGTTCTATTGGAACTGTACGCAACCGATTCGGATGCGTATTTCCGTATGACGACTGAGGATGGTCAAGAAACGATCCATCTGGCTGGCACTATGCCTATTGTCGGTGTACGCCCTGGTTTCATTAATGAGGCTGAGGGTTCTGCTGTCGAGTCGCTTGACATTGACGCATTCCATCTGCGGTATAGTCGTAGGCCTCAGGCTGCTAATGCTGGCATTAGCTGGCTTGGTGCTACTGGCGCATAATTAAATAATCCTTTAGGATATAGGAAAGCCCCCGTCTTTCGATGGGGGCTAACCTATTAGCACTTCGGATTTATCATCTGACTGTTAGGCTGAACTACTCACCTCCCTACCTCTAGAATAAATCTCATTCGGTGTCTCTAGTCCCATCCTGACAATCGGGGCAAGGGTCAGCACCGAAAACAGGCATGAAGCTACCCTGAAACGGTCCACATCATCCACGCTTTTAACGAACCCACCAGTGCTGCCACGCTTCTCCACGCTGACGAACTGGATTGGTGCTTCAGGTCTGAAATGGTGGGACATGACAGCATGCGCCCCTTCATGAGTAGCGGTACGCCAACGATCTTCTGGCAACTCCATTCTTCCAGTGCTCTCACCCATCATAGCCTTCAATAAGTAGTCCCGCATGTCTTCAAACGTTACAGTAGTCCTACCATCACGGACAGCGGACAGTAATCCTTCATTCACCATAGCTTTAATACTCGCACCAGTAGCCTGCGGATTCTCCCTCGCCAAAGTAAGAATCTGTTTGTCGGTTAGATTATGCGCATGAATTTTATTCAAATATCCGTTAATAGTTTCCACTCTACCTGACAGGTTAGGGTAACCAAGATGTAGTTTACGGTCAAATCTGCCAGGCCTAGTCAATGCTCCATCTAACGCTCCTGGAAGGTTAGTTGCTGCAGTCCACAAGATGCGCAGAATTGCGGGAGGTAACATTTCGAATCCGAACCATAGTCTCAGCTTATTGTAGAAGCCTCGGCTTTTAGCCACACCGCTCATTTCAGTAAGAATCTGTTGCAATGCTCCGCTCCCACTAGACAATTGTATTCTGTCCTCTTCAGAAGCATTCCTATTATACAGTTTAGATACTAGCTGTTGAAGTACTCCTCCGCCACGTGAACCGAGAACATCAATCTCATCGAAGAAGACTACTACTCCACCATATTTAACAGAGAAGGCTCGTAGTTTCTTGAAGATTAATTTGACTCTGCGTTGTGGTACGCCTGCCCACATGCTAGTAAACGAGGAACCATCAATACTAATAAAAGGTTTTTCAGCTTCGCCTGCCATTGCCTCTGCAATATACGATTTGCCTACTCCTGGCGGACCGTACATCATGATACCTGTCGGCATGTACCCGCCAAGAGCTTCCACTTCCCCAGGCTTCTTCAAGATTTTGAGGGCTTCACGGACGGATGCTACTGCAGCGTCCTGTCCGTACACGTCACTAAATCTGGTCTTGATAGAATGAGGTAGTGTGACGTCCATGAGGCCTTGACGTGCAGCTATTTCCTGCACGCCGATAAACCCTGCGAATCCCATTGCTAGTCTGATCATGAACCATAGCAGGTCTGCTAGGTTCGTAGCTATCAGATTAGGTATGCTTACCGCACAATTGATAACGCCTTCACAGGCGGGCGTGGACATGTCTATAACATATCCTAGCGCCATACTAATTAATATGACCCGCCATACTTGGACTAGACGGTGTCTAGTATATGGACTTAAGTTGAAGGTTTTGCTTTTAAGATAGGCTGCTCTACGCTGTGTTTTAGCATAGTATGATGCGCTTTTAATCTGCTTGTATTCGTGGAAGCCTTTGAGAATATAGAAGGTTATGAACGCCCAGGCTACTCTGCCGAACGGGGATTGTATCCACGGTGTAGGGTACGCTCTTTCTAGGAGGACAACTACGAGCAGTGCCCACCCTATTTGGGTAACGTATGATGCCCAGTGTTTAGCTGGCTTAGTTGTCATTGAGTGTCCTCAAAGTTGAACCCTATGTGAATACTAACAGGATAATCGTCACTACCAGTAAACGTTAGTAGGATAGAGTCGCCCGCTCGGCGAGACTTCCCCTCCATCCATCGTTGAACGCTGTCCTGTGCGTCTTTCTTTTGAAACATGAATGAAGCGTTTGGATTGTACATGAATGTTTTAAACTTCTTCATCATTTCCTAGTATCCTTTCCACTGTCGCACCATCATCCTTCATATACCGAACAGCCATTCTAAGTCTCTTAATGTCGTCTCGGAAGCGTGCGAGACCTGAGTTACAATTGCCACACAAGAGTCCTCGCACCCTGGCATTCTTGTGGTTGTGATCCACGGCGAGGAAACGTTTGGTCGTTCCGCCTGCACATATAGCGCACTTGCCACCCTGTGCTTCGAACATTTTATCGTAATCATGTATTGTGATATTATAGGCTTGTTTGAGGTGGGTGTTGTGTTTGCTTCGTCTTGCACGTCTCGTCCTTTCACGTTTACTCAGTGCCATTGAACGCTTTCTCACGGCGGTTACATTCAGCGCACTTAGCGCTCTTCCTGTTCGTATACCATAGTCCGCCCAATTCTTCGTTAGTCCAGTCTCTAGCGTAGCTTAACGCTCTACCACACCATGCTATCTCATCGCTGATATGTTCTGGTGTGCGTCCTAACAGATGGTCGTGGTCGTTCCATAGTGGGCTACGATACCAGTCACCGTGTACTAGTGGCTCTTCAACCTTTTCTGCTTGCTTACGCCAATCCTTCTTAGCCAAGTAGTGCCTCCACAATGTCAGGCCACGTGCAACGCTCCTGCGGTTCCGCCACGTTATGTGGAGCAGCATACAAGAACGTTCGTTCATGAAAATAAGGGTCCATATTATCAGCCCGATCATCTACGATAGCATCAGCAATTATTCTTGTCTTCTGGTTAGTGAAGCTAAGCTGGCGGTAGGGTATGTTGTTGTCACGCAACCAAGATGATGTATTCTCAACGATTCGATCATGAAGGCCGAACTTGGTGAGCCTGCTGGTAGCGATATGGATATCCCATTCGGCGTCTGACAGCCGCCACAAAGCATCCCTTGCACCAGGAATGAGCGGTCCTCTTGCATAGATTTCTCCTGCTTCAACACCTAACCTCCACCATCTAATAAATTCGCCTTGAGGAATGTTCCAGTCATCCCATACGGCCCATTGAGAATATTTGCTGATTGCTATTTGAGCTTTAGTAATGGGACCATAAGACTTGACTTCAATGATTTCGTTAGCAAAGTTTAGAACACTGTTTGTGTTCAACCATTGAGCCATAGCACCAACCCAATCGTACACAACATTATCCAGATCAACTATTATTACTGGTCTCTTCATCTTCTTCTCCTGTCTTCTCAACAATCTCATTCACCAGTTCACGTGTCTCCATTTTCCATTCGTCCTGCCAGGTCGTGAACTCTTCCTCCGTCACGACTTCACCTTTCGCTTCCTTCTGGAATTTGAGCAGTGTAGCGTACAGATAGGCTTGACCGTCGAACAGTATCTTATTATATATTCTTTGAATCATAGCCTCGTGCTAGTAGCGCCTTAATAATCTTCTGATAAAGTTTCTCCAATTTATATTGGATGATCTGATGTCCTTCATAACCTTGCCTGATGGCAATGGTACGAATGGGGATGCCCTCTCCAAATCGCATATAGTACAGTTCTCTATCCGCATCAGTTAAATCCTCATCAATAATCAGTTCCATGACCTCCTGCAGTTTGTGCGGTTGTGGAATATAATTGTAGTTGTAGAGTTGTTCGAGAATGTGATCGTTTCCGATCAGAATTTCTTTACGTGGCCTTTTCAAATCTTCTTATTCGTAAGCAGTTAGCTCTTTATACACCCAGTATAATTCTTCGAGACTGTCGCTCACCCTTTCTGCAAGTTCATTGTATCCGTCAATGCGTAACTGCGCTATGAAAGTGTCAACCATCTCTATGATTGCTAGCAGTTTCGCCGCATTCGTATCCACGTTCATTATGATTCTCCCTTATTGTAGGCTCCAATAAAACTGGCCTTATCACATAGTCTGTCCCAGTCGAGACGATAGTATTCTACACCATCTGAATCAAACTTTTGTATACCATACTTTTTTTTAGAGTAGGCAACCTCGGAAACAACATCCGTCCAAGCAACCACAATGAACTGTTGTTTACTACTGTTCCATATGAATAGTACGACTCCCATAAGACCCATGAGTTGCGCTATTTTATGCCACACTTTGAGAGCATTATACTTGCTGACCTTCACACTTTTGAGTATGTTGTCTCGGCCTAGCCCGCACACTTCTACCAGATATGTTGTGGTGAAGAAGTCTGGCATGTGTCTTGTGACTTCTGGCAGGCTTCCTACTTTGATTCCTTTGGGTCGGCGGATGCCGAACCGTATAGTATTGCCGAGTGGTCGTACTTGCTCGTAAATGTTCTCCGCTTCGTCTCCCATAGTGCTGAAGCGTTGTGAGAATGGTAGGTCAGAATATCCCACTAAGACACTTGCTCTTTCCGAGTATCATAGAGTGCTCGGCCAGCCTCACCTAATTCTACTAGAGCTATACGAAGCCAAGTGTCAGGATGATAGTGTCGAGAACCCCACTTGTTAAGTTGGTATTCTCTTTCAACATAAACTTCTTGGAGAAGTTGGTTCATATTGTTAACTGAATCAGAACCTTCATCGAAATCTGATACCGCAGCTAGACAGACTGCTGCAACTTGAATCAGTTCATTACGATATGAGTTACGATCATGCATTATGCTTTGAGTTCTTTCTCGTCAAACCAAACTTCAACGATCACGTTACCAGGACATTCACAAGTAATATATGTGTAACCCTGTTCGGGATCGTCTGTCCTGATTTGTTTGGTTTTACAATAGGGACACTTCATAGAAGTTCCTGCTTTAATGCTTTGAAAGCATCATACACACCTTTGCGGTAAGTGTCTTCTACGACTAGATCAACAGCGCTAAACGTACTATCTTCCCTACGTCTACTAGCTTTGGTGAGTCGCTCGTACAGGCGGGAGATAGTGCTCCCGTTGCTACGTGTGAACGTAGTCGTTCCGAACAGATCGGGTTCTCCTGTTCTTACTGAGATTGGTCCGTTATATCTATACTTCTGGTCTGTCATCTGTTCCTCTTCCTGTAATATCAAAGAATGCTAGAATGAGAAAGTGCCATGCTGCTTGTATGGCATGGTGTACACGCCAGGACTGAGCACTACCATCTTTGGCTTCGAACTCTTCAATGTTCCATGATTCTCCATCCCAAAAAGCTGTTGCATGACGCATTGCAGCGTCGTACAGGTGGGACCACGCAAATCCTTTACGAAAATTGTAGTCCCCGTGTTTGAGTCCACCCATTTTGAATACTCGTCCAAGCTCCCAAGCAGACTGTCTAGGAAGACAGTGAAGTTCTGATTCTTTGACACCTTTCTGCCCTCCTGTCATGGGGTCAACAACAATTTCTTCTTTCGCTTTTCTAATACGTTCTCCTGCAGCCCAGGTTTCTAGTTCCACTCAGTCATCCTCCAAAAGATTTAACGCATCATTCACAAGCGTTTCTACTTCGGCTAGAGTATCGGGCAGGACACCCGATGAATCTACTAGCTTGTCAAGAACGTCTAATGCAGCATACAAAGTTCTGATCAGAATAATCACATTTATATTCACAGTTCTCTCACTTTCTCATCCCGATAAGTATGATACCCGTACTGTTGGGTAAGATACGTGGTCCCTTCAACTTCCTTCTTATAGAATTTAAGATAAGGATCATTCTTCTTCCTCTTCAGCCTGTGTGTCCAGCCCATCATTCTCGCCTGAGAGTCCAGTCTCTTCCGTGATGTCGTCACCGACTACCTCTGCTTCTATAAATCCGTCTGTCATAAGCTCGTCGAATAATGGGTCTCCATACTCGTTCATGTATGCGTTAACCATGTTCTCTGCTGTCATGGCCCGCACGTAGAATTCGTTGCTTGCTGCTTCCATAGCCATAATGTAACGTGCGACTTCTTGGACTTGCATGGCGTCTAGTTCTCTGCCGTGGCCTTGGTTGGCCGAGTCCATTATAAGCTTGACTACTGCAAGCACGTTCTGCATGTTAGTTGGAAATTGCATTCACTTCTCCTGGTCTCCAAATACGTAGGTTCGGTTCAATATGTAAGTCGATCCGTTCCTTTTCCTCAAAGTAGGCACGATTCTTCAAAATGTTCGCAGCAATAATATGCTGTTGCTGCATCTTATCCAAGTAGCTCATCTCAGGGTTCTTATGCGGACGCCATAATCCTATCACAAAGTCAGCCTCCGTGTATCCTGCGAACCTAGCCGAGTTAGCTGTTGGCGGATGCCACTGCTTCTCCTGTAAATTAGTTTGATGGAGTACGAAGACTCGCTGCTGTTCCATTTTCGCCCAGTCTTTAAGTTGTGTAGCGACACGGTCCATAGCAACAAACCCTTCCCCGCTAGTCTTAGCTCCACCTAATAGTTCTAGGTAGTCTATGACTACGAAGGCTGGCGCTTGTCCGAACTCTAATTTGAAAATATCTATTTCCATGCTTAGGTCTTCTACTCCTAAACCTGGTGTGTCTACTATCTTGTGTTTTGGATAGTCGATCATCATGTCCCACATGTCTTTAGGCGGGTTGCCTTGTTCGATAAGGTTTTGGACTTCGATGCTTGACTTTCCGCTCCACATTGAGTAGAGTCTGATTAGCGCCTGGTTGGCTGGCATTTCCATTGAGAAGAATATGGAGGGTAGTGTCCTGTTATTGTTGATAATGTTCTGGCCGATAATACTTTTGCCCGCATAGGAGCGGCCCATGATCATGCACACTTCGCCTGGTGCTGGCCCCCGAATAAGGTCGTCTATTTCGGGGATACCAACACCTACTCTCTTAACGTCTGAGAGTGCGAAATCGTAGAGAGCTTCGATAGAATCGTGAAGTCCTGCTACTTTACTCATTTACAGGTAGTAGCCTGTGGGCCGAGGATCAGGCGGTATGACTTCAACCTCTTCTCCCAATTCGGTTCTGCCAGGATCGAATGCTTCGACCATTTCTGCCAGGTCTTCTAAACTTCCGCCAAGGAAGCTCATGATCTGCTCCCAAGTGTCCAAGAATTGTGCTGTCTCTTCTTCTGTGCCAGGCTTAATGCCTGCTTCAAACAGGTAGGAGAGGACAGTCAATCTGAATTTGGGATGTCGTGAGTCGAACTCTGATCTTAAATAGTTGGCCTGCTCTAGAGGGGTAGGCTTATCGCCGTACGCCATATGTTAGACTGTCGCCTTCTGCTGCGCATCAGCCGCAACCTGCAACGGGCCGAACCTGGGATCAGGATCACCGTCAAGGTTAGTCTCCCAAACAGAATCCTTGTTCCCGTTCGGACCCTTGAATGCTGGATGCTTTTCGGGCACTCTACCCTCAGTGATAGCAGTACGGTAGTCCCGCCAGACCTCATTGTCTTCGCTGAAGAATCCGACACCCTGCTCTTCCTTAGCAGTAGTAGCAGCATTCGTATTGGCCGCTCTAGGAATAAAACCCCTATTGTTATTGCCTCCACGTGCTCCACCCTCGTCGGGTTCGATGCCTAGCTTGTTGTGCATGCTAATGAGTGACTCGTATATTTGTATTGTCCTGTCTTCCAGTTCTTGCATTGCGAAAATGCCTTGGACTGACAGTGAAGCTGATGCTTCCTTGAGTGCAACCTGTAGGAGGATGCTCTTAGTTTTACCGTTCATATTTTGTTTGTTATCTCCATGATCTAATAGCAAGGACATTCTCATCCTTGTCGTCGTTAATGTACTTGTCCGTGCAAATATTCCATGCTCCACAATATTTCGGGGAGCAATACCAGCCTCGTTTAACCTTACCGTACTCTTCTGCTGTTGGTGTGGCAGGAAAAATTCCTGCTTCTAATTGTAGTCCGTACTGGTAGGCTTGCTGTAAGCTAGCATTAATTTCCTGTTCTGTCCGTGTTACAGGCCAGGAATCCCACACACTGTTCTTCCTGTCGTACACGTCGAACATGAATTCTTGCGGTGCAATATTACTATTCTGTTTAACTAGTGCCATGTAGAGTCCTGCTTGGACTGCGTGCTGTGCTTTCCCTTCCTTCCACGCTCGACCTGTAGTCTTATGGTCGTGGATACGGTCAGCGAATACTACGTCTGGTGTTCCCTTCAACCATATGTTACTAGTGTTGCCTTCACCCAAGTACAGGAACATTTCCTCTTCGATTATGAGAGGATCATTGAGATGGGGTCGGACCTGCTCCCGCCAAGTGCGGTATGCTACCCCTAGTTCCGAGAAGAAAGAGTCAGGGTCATCGACCTTGTCTAAAGTCCAGTCGTACTGGTCTTGTAGTATTTCTTCTACCCATTCGCTCATAGTGGAGAGCAAGTCCAACCGCACATTATCTGTGAGTAGGTCTGCTGCGAAAAGATGGTGAGCGCATGTGCCGAAAACCATAGCTTCCGATACTGGCTCTAAGAATCCATCCTGCGTAGAGTATCCTACTCTAGCACCACATAATTGTAGCTGATTTATCGTTGATTGTCTGTTTATAGTGTCGGTGTCAGACCGTTCGGGCATTTGCCCTGGCATAGTCTGCCACGAGACGGGTGAGGATAGGGGCATACACCATTATAGGTTGCCGATGATGTCTCGCCCCGTAGCGGCGGACAAGTAGTATCCACGTTTAACCCCACGGTATCGGAGACGCTGCCCGACCCTATTGTTGAGGGTTTTGGCGTGGTCATATGTGACGCCCATTAGAGCGGCAGCTTCCCGCAGGTCGGGGACACTGGCTAGTATAGTGTAGAGTTCTAGTTCTTCGCCTGTTCTGATAATCTCATCCAAAGGTGGAAGCTGACTTTCATTATCAGTAACATCTAATGGCGTATAGCCCTCCTGGGGTAGGGCGGACGGGTCGCCGTAAGAGCGACCAGTCCCGCCATCTTTTCCCGCCAGAAGCATATCTTCTAATATCTCCAACGTCTCCCATTTTGCATGTTGTCCGTTGAGATATTCAGTCGCTAAACGGTTGGAGAATCGTTTCAAACCGTCAGCAACCTCACCGACTTCAATAATGGTTAGAAGTGCGGTGGTTAAGAGTCCTACTCTGCCACCTTCGTTGTCGAGCAACTGGTTCCTGTTCGCTCCCCAACGTAGCATGTTCCTGTAGGATATGGCAACATATTTTCTCGCCTGTTCGAGAACAATATGATAGTCGTCGCCGAAATGTAAGAGTATTTGCTGTTGTATTATATTCATTGCAGACCTCCGCCTCTGCTAGCACGGCTAGTAATCAAGAATTTTTTTTACTAAAAATTCTCTCAGGGACATCTTCCAAAAGAAGATTTGTCCCGTTGGTGGGATGATACACGTCATCCCTTTGCTTATTGTCTTACGTTGTCTCTACTGAAAGTCTTTGAACTTCAACTTAGTGATAATCCTACTACCATAAGAGTTGAGCAGTTCAACGCCTGGACGTAGCACTACGCCCTCATTCTGTGCTCCTTCATGAAGAACAGACTCAGTGAAGTCTCCATTCTTTATAGAATTGACCCATTCAGGAAGAGTACCAAGATTTAATATAGGAACGACTGGCACTCCAACGAGCGCAGCTATGTCCCGCACGTCAGGCCTTTTCAGGAACCCTCCGTGAATCATCACATCGAAAAGCACAAACGCTTTATCGTCACGGTAATGTCCACCCTTCTGAATACCCGCACCATAACCCTCACCGATCAGAACAATATCTTCAATCTGTCCTAGTGCGGCCTCTTCAATTAGACGCTGCTGAATTTCCAACAGAATAGGGATCAGGTCGCCTGGTATCTGAGCATTATCAGTACGCCCACCAATCCCCTCCAATCCTATACGAATATTCATACCATCAACCTTCTCAGTACCAGACCAGTAAAGATCGGCAAGGTATTCGAACTCTGGTCGAGTGTACTCGTCGAGGAATGTTTTGAATTTTGTTTCAGGGTCTCGTTTGAAAACACTATCTATCTTATGATATTCTATCACTTCTGTTTTACCACTCTTTCCTCAGTAATCTCCACGCCAAGTTTAGTTAGATACTCCCACTGGAACATGCCAGCACGAGCATCATACAGTGCGTCATGCCACTGCGCAATATCCTGCCCGATACGTTCCTCCGAATAAGCCTTAGCTTCTCGCTTCAACTTCTCGAAAGAAGTGTTGAGCTGTGTTGCTACAACATAACAGACAGTATTCAGATCGCAGGTACGATATGAAAGTACCTGGTCAAGGATGGGCATGAACTTCTGGACTATAGCTCTATCAAAAGAGCCTACATTCCAACCCATTGCCACCCTATTCATACGTGGCGTGGTTTTAACACGTTGAAACAGCCAGGCTGCAGCCATCAGATCAACCTCGAAGATTCCTGGCTGTTCGTACAGCTTTCCTTCTTCAATGTTGTGTACTTTCTGTGATTCCATACTCCACCAGTAAGGGTTGGAGTTGAACGTCCAGCCACCTATTAGCGACTCGTAGGTCTCTCCGCCTGCAACTATACCTATCTGTATTGGTGCAAGCGTAGCAGTATTGCCCGTGCTTGTTTCGAAATCTAATCCTATTAGTGTCAGATTATCTTGCATGTTACCTCAATTTCATACTGAATGAAGGCTTGCTTCGGGTCGTCTTCTTTGCTGGACAATTACGTGTACAACACATCGGTCCAGTTCGTGGACGATAGGAAGTTCTTTTATAAATTTTTCCTACCCTATATTTTTGCCTCATTTTTTCCCTCCGAAATTTTTTATGTGAAAATTCGTCCTAGGATTTTTCTCTTTCAAATACGACAATGGTACGATAGGTGTGAACCGTGAGGAGCCGAACTGCCCAGCCTGCATCTTCCATTACTGCAATGTTCGCTGCTACCTGATCGAATTCTTCGACGTTTCTGTGCGCATATATTTCTGTTCTGGTCACTATCATACTATTACCTTAGCTATCTTGATATCACACATCTCATCATCTGAATGCTCATAATATGCTTCGCATGTGTCATACTTGCGCACCTGCGCTTTGTGTACAATACACCATTCTATTTCAAAGATCATAATTTCACCATCCACAAAGTGTTACTCAACTTCAACCAGCCAAGCTGCTCTAACCTAGCATGCTGAGTCCTATTGTCAGTCCTCACCGAAGCGAGCAGGGCACGACAACCCTTAGACTTCGCCAATTTCGAAATGAAAGCAAAATACTCTTTCGAATAGCCGTTCCCTCTCGCCGCAGGATAAACCCACAACGCATGCGACACCATTAGTTGTTTACTACCAGGAAACGGACTCAACTTGCCAGTCAGAACACCTGACTGAGTAGATGTTTCACCAATAATCGTATATGTTCCATTCATATCCAGGCTTGTTATAAAGATCATGCCAACCATCCTGCACTACCATGCATAGGAGCATCCCCACCCAAAGTAGGATGCCGATACGAAGGAACCTTCTGAATCAAATCTTTAGGCCACACCTTACCCAACACAGCGTTAAACGGGAAGATAGCATCATCACACAGTCCAACCATAGCCTGCTGAATACCCCAATACGAATGATGCATTGGAATAAAATCATCATACAAACCCCAGTTAAACTGCAGGTCATCATCCCACATTAGCCCATCATGATTCCCTTCAACAAACACACGAGCAGCCTGTTCAAAGAAATAAGGATTTGTAGTGCCACCTCCACCACCAGACATAGGATTCGCCAGCGAATTCTTATCTTCCTGATAAGAAGGTATAAGCTTAAATACTACGTCAAGTAGTTCTTCAGCGCCAGTCACATCATGCGTGGCAATCACATCATACACTGTTTTAGGACTAACATGCACAGCAATCTTATCCTTCAAAAATTGTTTGTAAGACAAATCATGAGGCACGCCCTCAATAATAGAACGAACCATGCCCATAGCCCAATACAAGATAGTAGGATGCAAGAGAAGTCTACCGCTCAACGTGCGGAATTCAATCTTATCCAATTTGTCATCATACCTGAAAGAGCCAGGCTGACCATAATACTGTCGCCGTTCCGTTTCACCTGGCGCAAACTTCTCTCCAAAAATAGCGACTATAGGCAAAGCCACCATATAATCATACAGAATAGCCAGTGCAGACTGCTCTTCAACATTCTGTTTCGCTCCTACACGAGAAGCGTGGATATGCCCGCCAGTCCACCTGCGTTTATCAGAAGCGTCCAAAGTGGGAGCTTTAGGCTGTAAAGTATACGCATCCATGTCAGGATTACAGCCGAAAATCAACACATCCTCAGGCGCATTTGTAAACGAAGGCTTATCCAAAACAAATTTCGGAGTAGAAGACAATCTAAACGCACCTTTCTTCCACCCGTCAATCTGCAAGGAAACTTGTCTAATAGCCTCAGCAACATAAGGGATAATATTATCCCTGCATGCGGAGTTCACGAGAGAACGTACTTCTATGGCTGGACCGTCACGGTCAACTTCAGCGCCCAACATTCTACCCTCTTCTTCACATCCACAATCACAGTCCTCTTCACAACGATAATCATTATTGGATTGTTGCGCACGCTGTTCCTCCAACGTGTTAAAGAAATAGAATTGTTGCGGTTCGTTCATGAACGTGTGAGCACTACGACCCGCACCAGTCTTCCTGTTAACAATGGCAAGTTCAGGGTCTAATCCCATTCTCGACACATAACGGCTCATATACTATTATACTCCTTTATTAGTTTTTTTACCCATTGAGCAAGTTCGATTGCTTTGTTTTCTAGCTCTTCATGAAATCTACGATTTGTTCCACAATCACAATCCTCATCCATCCAAGGCATTCGATGCCAGACTTCACAATTTTGAGAATGGTCTTCTCTTGTAGGCCCATCTGCAAGATGCAGAATCTCGTCAGCAAGAATTATATGATTCATTCATAACCTTTCGACTCGTTGTCTGAACGAGAATCTATAATATGGGGCGTCAGGAGGACGCCGATGAAATACTTCCAAATTGTTAGCAATAACCAACTGGAACGGTCCAGGCTGAAAAACCATGTCTCCAACCTGAAATTGTGTAGGCGTAATGTTCGACCACAAAATGAGAGAACAGTCCATGACAGCATTAGGAGAATTATCTCCATCCTGATGCCAGTGAACATCCTCAGAGTTAGGCTGTGCTGTACGTCTAACCTCAGCATGCAGTTCACGGTCAAACCATGCTGCTTTAACATGATGCCGAGAATTCGGATCGACAAGAGGAGTAAACCCTAGTTCAGCAGTAATAGCCGTTAGGTCTCGTCCTATTCTAAAAGCATAATCGGATTTTGGAACATATTCTGCGAGCACTCTATACCCGTCCATCGTCTATCGCCTTTCCCATAGCTTTCACAATACGCTGTGCCGTCGCCTCGTTTACACCAGGACACGAATTAACTTCAATGACGTAAGGCTTGATATCGTCAACAATAATATCCCAACCCAAAATAGTAGTCTCCCAATACGGTATGAGCAGAACCGCCTGCTTGATTTGCGGGATAATCCCATTATCAGCGACCCCATCCACGCCAATCCAATGCCAGTTAAAACCAGTAGGAATAGGCGGCCATCCTTCACTTTGCGGCTCCTTTCTGCTAGCCTGCACTAGCCTGTCACCTACAGTAATGATACGATATTCAATCCCTTCAATGTGTTCTTGCGTATCATCATTATACCAATTTTCATCACAACCTTCATAAAATTTATCATGAAATCTTTTTCCTACTCCACCCCAACCCATACTCTTATGCCAGTGGGCACCAGTATCCTCATCCAATTCAGCAGGAAGAAAATCAGGCATAGTAACACGTAAAGCCTGCGGTTCCATCACCGCCCACACGCTCTCAATACGATTCCACGTCAACACTTTCTCAGAGAAAAACCCTCGGTCACCTAAATTCAACACACTATCATAACCATACTGGACAGCAATGTTTTCGATCTGACTATTATTACGGTTCCTTTTAGCGAACCTTACGTTAGCTGAATGCCAGCCATTACGGGTCGCTTCGCTTAAAGGAATAGAACGTACAGCAAGAGTTCTCATAGGTTGGGTGGATATTCTTGATTTTCGCTTGAATCGAAAGTAATCCAAGCTGATGAAACAGGTTCAGGAACCTTCACCTTCATAGGATAAGGAGATTTCTTGACAGGTTCAAGCCTAGTCAATTTTGGACCAGGCTCCCCAAGCCGCAGAAAATGAGAACGCATCGAATATTCGAAACTCTCTTTATCACCAAAACTGTTAGAACTTGCATAAGCATATTCGTTCAACTCATCAGCAGACCAAGAACCCCAATTTTCCAAATCATTAGAAGGAAGTAAAACAAATCCTCTATACCCAAAATTATTATGACAAGTAATCTTAATATCATGATCTTCAACAAGAAAATCAGACAAATCAATCTTAGTATTAACATGCTGATAATATCCAGTATCCATGAATCTGAGAATACGAACATACTGCATGCTCTGCTCTTCGAAAACGCCATTAGAAGAATACCAATCAGTCCTCGAAAAACCTTTAGTAGGAGTCCAGTAAGGCGCTGGAAAATCACCGTCCTTATAGAAAGCATCATTCAAACTGAAAATGAAACCCAAACTAATGTCAGCGCTAGGCTGGGTGAACGTTGCCGACCAGAAAGGACGGCCAGTGCTCAAACTGCCCAAACCATCATGCTGACAGTCATAACAGCCAAGAGGTATATCCAAAGCAATTTTCTCAGATGTTTCCTCTCGTGTAAAAATTGGGACAATTCCCGACGCACGCTCATAAACTTCCATATCACGTTCAAACGACATAGTTCGCCTCCGCCCTATCAAACAGTCGAGCTAACATAATACCCCCACGAGTATCATCCTCAATTTCCCTCATGCACAGATCACGCAACACGTTAAACCTTTCTCCATCAACAAGAGCTAACACACCTTCCAAATCATCCTCATAGAAAGCAGCCAACATAATCTTCTGATCATATTTATTACTATAACCAGCGGCCATAAGCTTATTTAATGTTTTTTCAACAAGCAAAGCCCTAGTAAGAGTAGAAGCCAAGAAAGCGCATGACTCAACATACTCCCAACTAGAATACGCAGCCTCAAATAAACGCCATTCAATATAGACAAGTTCACCAGGAACAAAATGACGGACATCAATAAAACCATGATGCCCTTTCTTATCCGCCCACCTGACAGGCTGCCTATAATGCAAGCCTCTACGTTGAGACGTAGTTGAAGCTAAAGCGAACAGTTCAGGTACAAACAAAGACAAAACATGCAGTCCGTCCGCTTTCAAACCTTCTTCCATAGTAGCCATTGAAGGAATCTTATATTTCTTCATAGAATATTGTGGTGTCGTAGCAGACACATGCAAGTGGACACTAGGAGAACATTTATCATTCCCGTACTTGTCCATTAGCTGGTCAGTCCACACGGCATCTTTAACAACAATATCCCATATTTCTCTTATCTCATCCAACGAATGATCCGCTAACAGAACAGTAGAAGTAACAAATTCAGCGCCAGTCTCAGGTAGACTAGCATCATAAGTCATAGAAACAATAGGAGGGACAATAACATCTCCACTTCTAACAGTTCTGCAACCACCAGCCTTACAATCACAAGAATAAGTATGAATTTCCTCCCACAATGTTTCTCCACCAATCATATGATCTTTAGCAAGAAGCTCTCGTGCCACATCATGAAACGTCCTCTCATTATCCCATATGGGCACTTCAATTTCCACACCAACCCTAACCACACTAGTATCAACTAGCATAAATAGACACCTCCCGTCTCGGACCCATAATATTCTCTAGCCAGTCAGGAATTTTATACAAACTTCTGACCGAACCACAATCCCAACATTCTTCAGCCACATCAATCTCAAAATATCTGTTATTTGGCACGTTAACCTGACGTATAGTCTTAGTCAACCATTGATGCTTGTTCTCCAAACAGACGTTCACAGTAGCATCAGTGCGTAAAGCAAGGTCAGGTACAAGACCTGCCGTAACATCAATAGTATCCAAACATGATATGGCATATGCAGCCGACCATGCTAAAGTTTCACATTCAGTAGGGTGAGAATGACGGCTAAACAGTTCAGAATGTTCCTTACAAATAGTATCCAACATGAAAAACATTTCATAATTCTCATGGTAGACAATATGATCCATAACATTCGCCCAATCCAGATTGTGTGATGGCCCAAGATAAACTTTCACATCACCAACAGTATCACCATTCACCCCACCACTGTTCGTCACCATAGGTAGTAAAGGGGCATTAGCTTTCTTTTTCGCCGCATCCAGAGCATCAATAACATACTGGTATTCTAAAATTTCACCCTTTTTAGGGAAATAAGTGAGAGAAGTAGTTTTCTTCTCGAAAAACTCTTTAAAAGTGAAGCCAGTATCAGTAATGGACTGGACGATCTGAATGGTAGTCGGCTCCTTGTCAGCAATAAGCCAGCGGTTACCAGTCAAATCATGATTGAAAATATCAACGATCTTACGGTATCCATCCACAACAATTTCGATCTTATCGTAAATGAGATGATAGTAAGAGTCGAACTTGATAACATAGTCCGCTTCGCCAGCAATACCAAAGAGACTTTTAGTGCTATTCGGCGGCACATCAGTTTTCACATCATAACCATGCTCTTTAGAATACAAGATTTTCGCATTCTTAGGTTGCTCATAATAAAGTTCACGGCCTGAATCTTCAGAATTCACAGCAAAATCAGCAAGAAAATCACTAGAATAGATTTCCTCGCCAGATTCAGGATGCAATCTTTTAACAATAAAATTCGACCTAGTAACTTTAGTCGTAGTCACATTATAAGGAATAGAACCCCACGCTATAGGTTTACCGTTCTCAACGAGTATAAGTTTGTTACCGTCAAGACTGGCAAATTTCCACCCTTCATAGGAAAGATTTAACTCCATTTTATCAATCATAGAATGGACAGATTCTACTTCACTACCATATACTACACATCCATCAGCATGAACACCAACAATAAGAGGAGAAGTATGTCCTCTAGCAATCAAGCTTAATCCAGGCTGATCCTCCCATACAGCGTGAAAAGCGAAAGATCCGCTCAAGTGAGCGAGAACAAGACCAATCTCATTAATGTCACGAGGATCATCAACAGACGATAAAAGAATAGGAATAGCAACAGAATCCACTTGAGGCAAATATTGCCTGTCCGCATGCGGAATCGTAAATGCTATTTCAGTATCATTCTTAATCGTCCCATTATGAGTCACATAAATACCCTTATAATCAACAGGATGATTGTTTTCCATGATTTTAGGACTGCCCACACTCCATGCACGAGTATGCGCAGCGAAAACAGTCGAAACAGGAACACTATCAATCTTATTATCAAAAATATTGTCAGCTTCGCCCTCCTCTTTAAAAGAGGAGAATACACCCGAAGGTGTGAACGAAAAATAGCCTGCAGCATCATAACCCCGATGCAGGTTATGAAGCCAGGCTTCCTCAAGAATATTCTTCTGCTTATCTTCGGTCAAATGTTTTGTAGCCCACTTTTTCGAACAGTTATACCCAGCTATTCCACACACTTTATACTTCGATCACCTTCTTCACCCTCAACTCAGGATGAGAATTAAAAAACTCCAACACTTCAAAATGGGTAGAATTACGCATAAACTCATATGTAATACCAAGACGAGAAGCCGTAACACCAGGAAACGTTTTATTGTCAGACGAAAAAACGACAGGATCAATAAACTCTAACGAATCGTCTTTACGGCGAGACGAACGAAATGCTGTATGAATAGAAATGGTTGTGCCATCTTCTAGCTCATACCATTTCACACGAGTAATTTCGCCAACTTTGCTCATTTTCAAGACCCCAAGTAATAGCAATGAGACAAAACAGTATCTCTTTCATGAACCGATTCAGCAAAAGATAATGCTCTTTCAATACAGCTAATATACCTGTCTTCATCATTTTGAGCTGTGCAAGCAGTCAGCAAAACAAAAACAAGAATGAGTGCTATTCTTTTCACGACGGACTCCATCCTGTCGTACCATCGAACAATTCTTCACTCATACAGGCTCCAATTCTCTTTCCTTTTCAGGTACAGGAACAGGCTCAATTTGAGGCTCCTGTAGAGGCTCAACTTCGATAATACGCTGCGGCTCACCAATCTTACTCATGATCTATCACCTACAATCCTTATGATATCTTCTACCACCAATACGATGCCACGGACGATCCCTCAAAACTAAACGACAAGCCCGACATTTAGCAGGCTTAGGCGACTTAGGAAAACCATAAGGAAATCTTTTACCGTTCGCAGCATTACCACTATTATTCCCCAAGACTCTGTCTCCTTCTCTCGATGACTTGATCTAATGTTAGAAACTCTTTTATAACAGAAGTCTCATAAAAAGATATTGTTTTTCCTGCAATAATGATCTTCTGATGAGAAGAACGATAACCGAATTCGTGCTCTAAAACACGACCAGTAAACTCTACGAGTACGGGAAAACCATGAATCATATCATTAATATCATCAGGAAGATAATCTATTTTCCAACCATAAAATCCGCAAGGAGGATGGAAGATCAAACATTCATCACTCGACGATATGTCACAGGAATGCTCTGTTAAAGGAATTTCACCATGACAGTAAATCCAAGTGTTATTAAAGTCTTGGCGTGCTTGACAGATAGCCTCATAAGTCTCACCAATCCTATATGTTCCACCCATCCTGCTTAACATACACTCAGGCGGCATGTCAGGTTTCTTCATAATCTTCCATGCTAGAATAGGTTCAGGACTCCAAAACGTAGGCAAATCATTTAATTCAGCGGTCACAGTTCTCTCAAATCTTTCTCAACATCCAAAACCAACCCAACGAATTCGTTCATCTTCGCATACCAAGGAGCAACAGGCTGCAACTGAGTAGAAAACTCGTTTACAACACCATTAATAAAATCGTTACCCTTCAACACAGCAATGTCACGAAGGCAACAGCCAATCGTCATACCATGCTGCAAAACCACATTCTCTACACCAATAGCTCGGACCTGCTCTAAAAGCCCATCCAAATATTCTTGTTCAACATCGGACATACTCATAGTGAGACCTCTTGTGGGCGACCCTTATGATAAGGAATGCTCGGATTCACATGTAACCAACCAAGTAACGTGTAATGGAGTGGTTGACCACAATAAATACAGTTTTTCCAAAAATCACGTTCGCTCATGAATTCTTCTCCATAATATAACGGCTGACAAACATGAGAGCCGCTCCTACAATCATCATTAAAACTGGCACAATATCAATCACATTTACTCCTCTCTAAACGAGTGAATCTCATAAGATAACAACAAATCCTTATCTTGTTTGCCCATGAGAATATTAGCTACAATAGCACCAGTACGACCATTACCATCCCCAAAAGGATGAATAATCTCAAATTCGATAAACCATTCAGTAGGAGTAAGCCTACCCTCTCTGAGAGCATCACCTAACTGGCTCATAAGTCTAAGAATCTCCCGCCAAGGAGCGCCTTCAGCATTATAACCCATAAAAACAGGATGCCTACGCCAACCACCTTTATTAACAAACGGTTTCACTCTAGCGCCAATACGCATAATAGCTTCAGCATCCCATAACACTTTGCGTCGAGACTCAGCATACACAAAAGCACGATATAGAGGTTCAACATCCTCAATATGATCATATTGGACTTGAACTTCTCGAACACACCACAAGGCGAGTTCTTCCCTCATTACATCTCCTTTGTAATAGATACTGCCAGGGGCACTCAGTTCAGGATAGATTGACTATCCCTCTGAATGCCCTAGGCGCTACCTACTCTTCTATTCTTGACTTCACACTATACAGTGTGATAGCGCCAGCCAAAGTCAGAGCGATAGCAAGAGGAATCAAATAATCCTCTATACCAGTAAACGGCAAGACGACAGGCTTCTCCACAATAGTAGTAGGAACAACGATTTCTGGCTCGTCATCCTCAACAACAACAGTAGGCGGAGTAGGCTCATCCTCAATGATAGGAGGCAAAGGAGTCACCACAATAATCGTGGTCGTAGTATCCTCTTCCTCAATAGTGGTCGTAGGTTCTTCGATGATAGTTGTAGTAGTATCTTCCACCACAGTCGTAGTGGTAGACTCTTCTTCAACAATCGTAGTTGTAGATTCTTCCTCTACTACGGTTGTAGTAGTAGGTTCCTCTACTATAATACACTCCCCCAAATAATCACCATGCTTCAAATGAGCTTTCAAAGCATTCTTACTAACCTCAATGGTATGAGCATTAGCAGGATTGCCTGGTGGTATATGACATATAGTAACCTTATGGTTACCAGTGCCAAATACGGGAAGTGCGAACACTACGACAAGTATTGCCGTTATAACCAATGCGCCAAGTTTGCGCATATCTTATCCCTTTCCTCTACCTCATAAGGTTCTCTCCCCTATGTATTCCACTACTTGTGGAAAATGATAAAAGAACAAGATTGCTTAGTTGGCGCAATCTGAGACGTTGCGCCAAACACAAGTCATCACGTATAGTAGACGTGACATAATATATATTAAGACGTTTCATAACATTATGATTCCCGCATAATCGCTGCAAGCACAAGCACGACAAGGCCAAACGTCTAAAACTAAATCAGATTCATCATGTTGACGCAAAGAATGTCCACATTCACAAATCATAACGTGCTCTCCTCCCAAATATTACCATCAGGCAAAATGACAATTACAGGTACGCCAATCTTCAAAGAATAACGCACCGTAGCCCACGTGCCACTACGAACAATCATTTCAAACTCTTTAGGCGTAGCATAAAGCCTATCAGATAAATCAACAATATCATGATTCCGCACCAGGAAATCATAAGGCTTATGCAAAACATCAACATCCAAATTCATAGCAGCCTTATTCTGTCTGATTGGAGGATGACCCTCAATCTTACAATCAGGCAAAGCTATACGCACACTCAAATGGAATTGTACATCAGCACCAATACACATACCATGATGTGCTTTAAGAGTCTGAGGCTCGTCAACTATCAGATAATTGCGAAGCCTATACATTTGCGGCCCACTAGCACCCTGTTGCGTACCAGTAAAACCTATCGATGAGGACATTCTATCACAACCAGTTTGTCGTTAAGATAATCAGCAAAGTCCATTGGTATAGTAGGGTTGTCAAACCTTACTGTTGACCAATGACCGTCAGTATCACTGACTAAACCTGTCTTAATATCCTTACCAATGTAAGGAATTTGTACTATATCATCTCTATGTATATTTCTCATAATATCAGTGGAAAGCCCCGAGACTTTCCCGAGGCTCTCCCATCATATTATATATCAATCAGTCTAGACTATAATATGTTACATTAGTTTCTCCAATCTATATTTGAGCAATAGCTCAATAGGGCTAGCAGATTAAGAACATAGGCATGCTAGCATAACATGTTAATCCTTTAACCTCAACAAGCTCTCTCATTGTTTATAGTGGCCTCAGTAATTTCCACTTCTTGCTGGGCGTTCAATAATCTACTAACCCTATTCAACTATTAAACTTCAATCATATAATCCCCATATCTCTCAGATTAGCAACTCTTGCATTAGCAGAAGCCAAAGACCTATAAAGCCCATAAGACTGACTACCCTTGCGAACCACCCAATAGTCCACACCATAAATACGAACTTGTGTAACAAACATTTTCACAACCTCTAATACAATAGACAAACCAAAACTAAAACAAAGGGTTGCTAACCCTTTTCTCCTTCCGCTATGCGTGCCCCGATTAGACAGTAATCACATACCCAGTAAGAATGACCATCAGCCTCATAAGGCTGTAAGTAGGCCAAAGACCTACACCAAAAACATTCCATCACAATAAAACCTCCAATTATTTGGTTTTGAGAGCCTAACCTCTCAATAATGATCCCCAACCAAACCCAAACCTTAAGCGTTCCTGAACGTAACCTTGATTACGCTCTTTCGCTCATTCTTTGGAACCTGGCGGAAAGAGGCTACGTAGCCGTTATCCGCTGCCAGTTCCGACAGTAGCGACTTTGCGCCGCCGACCGTCCCTGTCCAATCCTCATCGACTTCAAGAGCAATGAATGGGGAACCTAGCTCCACAATCCTCGCCATGCTTTCGACCGACTCTTCAAACCCAAAATGGTCGTTCAAGTTTGACAAGTCGATGGTTGAGGCAACAGCGCTTCTGCCACGGCCTTCACCATATTTCGTTTCATTCTCAAGTAGTTGCATTTGATACCTTGTCTTTCCTGAGAACCGCAGGTCAGTCAAAATGACTTGTCTACGTTCCTCAATTTGCTCGGGTGTCCAAGGTTCCGCAAACCTCAAAGAGACATCTGAGAACCTAGAAACCCTTCGATTCATACTCAGATTCTCGCCTGTAAAACGCACAGCGGAAACCTCAGAACTTGCAAAGATCGAGAATGATCGGGGATCATTGTTGAATTGTCAGGATGCCCATGAACAGAGACGGTATGCGGACAAGCCCATAGCGTCGTCTCGGTTGGCGAGATCGGCTCGCCCCGTAAGGGCAAGTTTACAGAAGCCTCAGAAACGCATAATGCATAACGATACATAACGCACACGATCTTATTTGATCAATGATATGATATACGATGTCAGACAGGCCCCACCTAGGGTCGATCATGCACCCTACATCATGCATGATGCACAATGCAACAAACACACGACACGTTACAACAGGTATCCTACACAATATAGAATGCAGTCTATCCTGCACCCCCCCTAGGGGTCCACGGGCCAAACACACTGTCCCAAGGGCCATTTTTGTTTGTTTTGCTTGTGTTTTTTGGGAAAACTTTACACGTTGCGTAGCGTTGTGTGGAGTTTTTTTGTTTTGCAGGTGTGTAAAATTTTTTGTTAATTTTGCGCACTCTGTTTCGACTCACTTTGCCGTATGCTCGTCGATGATGATATGAACACCGAAGAAGGGAATAAGCCCTGATGAGAGTGTGAATTGCTTAGTGGATCAGCCTGGACATATAGTTAGGCTGTGGTGGAGGGGTGTACTAAGCCCCCTTGCGTCGAACCTTTTTTGGTTCTAGCTGGGGGCGGTAGACGAAAGAGATGCAAGAGTGATTTCGGATATAGTTCCCCCGACGAGGTTAACCCCTATCTGTTCTTTCGTGTAGAACAGTAGGTTCGCCTAGGTTTGTGTGGAGGTGTCGCTCCGCTCTCCTTCCACTGACTTCCTAGGGCTTGTGGTGGCGCAAACAGGATTCGAACCTGTGACCTTCAGCTTATGAAGCTGACGAGCTGCCCTCTGCTCTATTGCGCTCTGTCATCTATAGAGTCAATACTATAGTCTCTGTATGTGCTCGGCAGAGATTGTAGGAGTCGAACCCACTCTAACAGTTTTGGAGGCTGCTACGCTCCTCAGCGTAATCTCTTTATATTATGATATGTTACTGATGATGACTAGCAGGGCTTGGAAGCTACTTTGGTGTGCTGCCAGACGAACATTCTCTTGGCTGCGAGGTAAGTGTAGTGGTAGTTGAGGGTGGGTTTGTATCCCCCTGCGCAACTGCCTACTACGCTTTTATGGTACCATCCACCACCGTCGCCCACGATGCCGTGTCCGCTAATATGCGTGTGTATACCCGCATTAGTGTGCGCTGAAGCAACTCCCATGCTACCTATACTGAGCATTACTGCTAGTGCTAGTGCTGTGATTTTGTTTCTCATTCACTATATAGGTTAGAATGTATTAATACATTTTTGTCTAGTATGTGAAGGGGTTTTTACGTGCCGAAATATGTTTTTGCGCCAACAAATCAGTCTGCACGGGAACTGTTAAACCGTATGGTGAAGGCAGGTCACCGTGACGTTCTTATCTTTGATGGTAATGTTCATATGCGTCCTTTTGAAGAAGGGGACGCCGATTGGATTGGGAGTATGGAGCGCCATTTCGAATGCGTTTTCGTCGAAATCGAATAGTTCTTTTCAGATGTCAGGCTTGCAGGAACTCTATCTTATATGATGATGTTTATAATGTTGCTCGTATTGATGGGCATAGCACGCATGTTGCGGTTTTGTTCAGATGTTCTAGCTGTGGCAGACAGGGCCGTGCTGCGGCTACGTGGGATGAATGGCAGGATTTAGAACAAAGGTCGTTTGATTGGAACAAGGAGAAGCAACTCATCCTCGATGTTGCCTTGTTCGACTTGGAACTCGTTAATGATCTTGGCGATCTAGAACTTTTTTGGGCTGCGGAGCCTGCACCGATTGAGGGGCGGGCTGAACGTTGCGGCTGTAACCAATGTTTTGAGGAGGATTATGGTGCGGAGAATAGCTGATACTGTTAGGGAAGAATATTTGGAGTGGCTGATGACGCCGCCTGCTCAACGTGAGCCTGCTACGAAAGTGGCAATGGCGGAGAAACTGGGCGTAGCGTTTAAAACCTTGTATAATTGGGAGAAGGAACCCATGTTTCGGGAAGCTCTCCGCAATTTGAAAAGCGTGTGGGGAACCCGCTGGCATGGTGATATTCTCGGTCGGCTCATGGAAATCGTTGAGAATGGGCCTGCCGCCCAGTCGGTTAATGCGGCTAAAGTCCTGCTCGCCCACTTAGATTTGGGCGAGGTTGAGGGCAAGGAGAAGGAGCCTGATTCTGAAGCTTTAGAGCGTATTCGGGCTGCTTTGAAAGCGGAGGGTTATACTGTCGTGGAGAAGGATGCCTGAACTAGAAATCCTGTCTAACGAGCAGAAGTTGCTCATGTGCGGAGAGTCGAAAGACTTTTTCTTTTCCGAATACTATCGTATTCCTGTCGTGGGTAAGGGGTCCACTCCGTTCGTTCAACGTGACTATCAGAGGTTTGTCTCTCAGAAAATTGAGACTGAGAAGCTTATTATCGGTTTGAAGGCTAGGCAGATTGGTTGGACGACGATCGGTGTGGGTAATGCTGTGCATGATGCCCTGTTTTCGAAGGAGCATCCTTGGTTGTTCGTATCTCGTACTGAGGATGCGGCGCAGAAAATGTTGGATAAAGCCTGGTATGCGTATGCGAAGCTGCCTGCGTGGATGCGGCAAATGCTGCCCCGCTTGGAGTCGAAGACACAGTCGGCTATGATTTTCGCTAACGGGTCTCGCATTGAGAGTGTCCCTGCGACTGGGTCTACTGGCCGTGGAGATTCAGTGTATGGCGCACTGTTGGATGAGTGTGCGTTCATGGATTATGCGGAGGAGATTTGGGGTGCGGTTGAACCGCTCGTGTATGGTACTGCCATGCTTTTCTCTACTGCTAATGGTATGGGGAACTTTTTCCATGAGGTCTGGTTGGACGCTCAACGTGAAGATTCGGTATGGGAGGATATTTTCTTCCCGTGGGATGTTGTCCCGTCTCGGGATCAGGCATGGTATGATCATACTAAAATGTCGTTTCGTGGTCGGGAATGGTTGTTCTACCAGGAGTATCCTTCTACTCCTGAGGAGGCGTTCGCTAAGTCGGGTCGTGTAGCGTTCGCCGCTGAACATGTGAATGCGGCGTACGAGCAGATTGAACCGTCTAGGAAGCTGCAGTGGGTGATTGGCTCTGACCCTGTTGAAATCGACCTTGTGCAGCCTGCGGACATTGAAGTGTTTATTTGGAAGGAGCCTGAAGTTAAAAGGGATGTTCATAAGCGGCCGCTTTTCCAGCCGAACTATGTGGTGGCTGCTGATGTGGCGGAGGGTTTGGATCATGGTGACTGGTCGTATGTGACAGTGTTTGATGCTAATACGGGGGAGCAGTGCATGTCGTGTAAGTCGGCTATTCCTGTCTCATATTTGGATGAGCTTATAGCGTGGGCGGGATACGAATATATGACGGCGCTTGTTATTCCTGAACGTAACAATGCGGGTATTTTGCCTATTGACCGCTTGTATAGGGATCACTGGTATCCTCGCATGTACCGTATGGACACGTTCGGTGAGTTTAGGGAGAGTGACCGTACTCCTCGGTATGGGTGGCGTACTGATAAGGCGACGAAACCTAAAATGGTTAACGATTTTATTTACGCTCTTACTGAGGGTAGGGTTATTTTGCATGATCCTGATTTTATTATCGAATCGCAGACGTTTGTGGCGGATGGTAAAGGATCATATTCGGCTACAGCTAATAATCATGATGATGTGATTATGGGTACGCTTATCGCCTGGCAGGGCGTATTGGATTCGCCTGCTTATCCTATTGTCTGGCGGGATGAAATGTTGCTGCCGCCTACACACGATGAAATCGATGCTCTTATTTTCGCTGATGACAATGATTATGCGGTTGACATTTTGGACAGACCGCTCGGGCAGGTCCGTGAAGATAAACGTAAGAAGACTTTTCTTTTAACTGCTGAGAATTTCCGTCATGGCGGATTGTAATACAATATAAACTATATTAGTGAAGGAGATTTATATGCCTCAAAATCCTAATGTGAAGGTTGGTAGGAAGGGCGACAAGTTTGACCAGCATCCTAGTGTTGGCAATAAGCCGTCTGGTAGTAAGTTCGATCAGAACCCTAATGTGAAACAGATGAGTTCTGGTTCGCATCTTGACCAGCATCCTAATGTGAAAGCTGGGAATATGACTGGTGATCATCTTACGCCTAGCGTTAAGGCTGGTACTAGTGTTCCTAAGAACCCGCAGCGTGGTGGGGATAATCGTGTTGGTTATGTTAAGCAGAAGCCTGCTACGAACATGAAAGCTGGCCCCAAGCATACTGCTGATAGGATAGTTTAATGGTCATTCACCAGCGGACGCATCCTGGTTTGGATGTGTCTGGCTGTTTTGGATGTAAGATTGCGACTGTGAACCTGCCTACTGCGGCGCTCGCTATGGAGCGGGATGGCCGTAGTGTAACTGGCGGGGATACTACTCGTGAATATGTGAGACGCATGTTTGAGAAGCGCCGTGCGGACGGCCTTCCTGATCCTGTGCCTGAGACTGCTGCTGCAGCGAAGTTCGCCCCTGCAGCAGGGGTTGCTCGTGATAAGAAATATAAGGAAGCTAATAACGGATTATAATGCCTGAAACTATCGGCTATAATAGGAATCAGAAGCTTGGTAAAAAGCTGTCTAAAGCCATGCTCGAAAAATTGTCGAAGGCGAACGATAATCTTATGCGTGGGCAACGTTACCGTCAGCAGCAGCGTGAATCCCAGTGGGATGATTCGTATTCGCAGTACATGGGGGAGAACGAATGGCGTTATTCTAGTGATGATAAGACTGCTGACCTTGTAAATATTAACATTTCTTTTTCAACCATTAACACTCTGGTCCCTTTTGTCGCTGACGAGAACCCTAAGTTTCTGATCACTCCTGAATCGGGTGATGCTAACCCTGAGAACGCTGCACTCTTGCAAGCGTTTTTGAACCGCATGTGGCGGTCTAAAGATTTTGAAGGGCAAGTGTACGTTTCGGAAGCCACCTTCGACTATCTTCTCTATGGGGATGGATATTTGAAAGCTGGTTATGAAATCGTGGACAGGCCCACATATGATGTTGAGGGCGATCCGATTGGGGAGGGTCGTGTTGAAGCGGCCCGTTTCTTCGTGGAACGTGTCTCCCCGTGGGACGTGTGGATTGACCCGTATTCGGAAGGCTTGCATAACGCTCGTTGGGTGTGCCAGCGTATCACTCTGCCTGCTAAAGAACTGCAAAAGGATAAGCGTTACGTGTTCACTAAGGATATTGAGGGTTCTGAGATTGACGATGAGAATTCGTCTAGTGAGGACCGTCAACGTTTGCAGGAGACTGAGGGCTATGTGACGATCTACGAGTATTATGATCTGGTCGAGAACTTTATGCTCACGTTCCTGTCAGGCGGGTCGAGAGCTATCCGCTATATTGAACATATTGTATGCCCGCTAGTCCAACTGCACAACTATAGGATTCCTAACTCTCCCTACCATATGGGAGAGTTGGAGCAAGTTTCGTCTTTGCAGAACGAGTTGAATAAGACTCGTTCGCAGATGATGACACATAGGCGGCGTAACGTGCAGAAGTGGATGGTACGTACGCATGCTGTGGACGAGGAAGGTTTGGAGGCTATGCGGTCTTCGAAGGTGAATGATATTATCCCTGTTAAGGGTACTGACCCGTTTGACTCTCTTATCGCTCCTGTTGCTACTCAACCTTTGTCTGCTGACTCTTATAATATTGAAGCTCAGATTCGGGCTGACATGAATGAGATTACTGGTGTTAACGAGTATCTGCGTGGTATGCCTCAGGGCATTTCTCGTACTGCTACTGAGGCTACTATTCTTGAGGGGGCTACGAATATCCGTACTCGGCATAAGCTCCTGCAGATTGAAACGGCTGCCCGCCAGTTGGGTCAGCTTGAATTGGATATTGTGCAGGATGTGCTGCCTACTACTGATTTTGAGGAGCTTAGTATTTATGTGACTGGCCGTGAAGCTGAACGGCTAGGTCGCATGCAGGGTGAGGAGGGTGTTCAGGGTGGTGTGCTTACGCCTGTCCCTGAACTGTTTGAGGGACGGTATGCGGTTGATGTGGAGCGTGGTTCTACTGAGCTGCGTAACCCTCAGATCAAATCTCAGAAGTTGCGGGAGATGGTTGCTCTTGTTGGTGGTATGATGCCGCTCATGATGCAACTGCAGATTCCGTTCGACTTCCAGGAACTTTTAGAATTGTGGCTTGAGGCTGAAGGGATTGAGGATGTTGACTCTCTGTTCATTATTGGTGAAGGACAGGAGACAGCACAAATTCTCGCTTTGGCTCAGCAAGCTCAGGCTGCTGCTGGTGGTGCTGCAGGTCAGGCTGCGCCTGGCGGTGGCGGGGGCACGCCTGCTGGCGCTCCCCGTGACCAGTCTACCGCTCCGCCGCAAGATATGATTAATGAGGGCAATAGTGGTATGCTTGCCCCGTCTTACTAATACAATAATACCTATATTAATGAAGGAAGTGTTTTAACTAACATGACAGATAATGCTGGGGGACTCTCTTTCCAAGAGGCCATCCAAGAAGCGTTAGCGGAGGAGACTGCGGAAGAAGTTGACTCTGAGGCTCTGATTTCCGAGGAACCGTCTAATGTTTCAGATGCTCTTGAAATAGAACAACCTACCATCGAGAACCTCGACGAGGTCGGCCTTTTTGACGACCTTGTAGTTGATGAAAGCAATACGGATGACAACCAACCAAGTTTTGACGAGGAGTTGTTAACCATCGAAATCGAAGGTCGTCCTTGGACGATCGAAGAGATTAGAGCGGGCGTGCTCATGAAGGCTGATTATACCCGTAAGACGCAGGCTCTTGCACAGCAGCGTGAAGAAAACGAAAAGGCTATAACTCTTTGGGAAGCTTTGCACGGCGCTGACGCTGTGAGGGTTGTCGAGAACTTGTACCGCACTGTTGCGGGGCAGGGTCGGGCACCCACACCGCTACAAACGGCACCTCAGGTTCAACCTGCGGTAACGGATGTTGAAGCGTTGGTCGAAGCTAAGATTCAGGAGCGTCTCGCTTCTGATCCCAGGTTGCAGGCTCTTGAACAACAGGAGGCGATGTCTAGGCTGGAAGTTGTTTTCTCTCAAATTGAGGAGAATAACAATGTTACTCTTACTAAGGGTGACAAACAGCAAATCCTGGAAGAAGCTCAGGCTTCAGGGACTAGCAATCTCCAACTCGTGTTTGATGGGCTGATGCGTAGGGCGGAGAAGCGTAAGGCTGAACGTGCGAACGTTCAGAAGAATGCTACGACCGCTCAACGTCGTGGCGACGATGAAGAGTTGCCGCCTCAACAGTTCGGTTCCTTCCGTGAAGCTTTGGATGAGTCTTTGCGTGAGGAGGGAATACTGGACACAGTGTTCAACTTCTAAAAATAAACTCAACAAGAAAGGAGTTACAAAATGGCAGGTAATCCAAACTTTGATCGGCTTACTTCATCTACGATGGAGAAGTATATCAAGACGTTTGAAGATCAAATCTTTACGTCTAAGCCGCTGCTTTACATTGTAACGAACTTTGGTAATGTTGAAACTCTCGATGGTGGGACTCAGATCAACCAGCCGCTCATGTATGCGGAACTGGGGAACCAGGGTTCATACTCTGGTGCGGATACGTTCCTCACCAACGATGATGAAGGCCTCACTGCGGCCGTCTATCAATGGAAGAACTACTATGCTGCAATCAAGCTGAATAACGACGAGTTGGCTAAAAACTCGGGCGCTACGGCTGTGCTGCGCATAGTTGAAAACGAGGTGAAGCGGGCCGAACTTTCTATTTCGGAGTCGCTTGACGAGCTTTTCTTCCTTGACGGTTCGGGTAACGGTGGTAAGGACTTCTCTGGCCTAGACGCCATAGTTTCGGCAACCAGTACGTACGGTGGTATTGCTGTAGCGGGTAACGATTGGTGGACGTCTACTATTGACACGACCGACTATGCTATTAACACTAGCGGTTTTGCTAATATTAGGACTAACTATCTTACAGCGTCAGAGGGTAACGATTTCCCGACTAACATTTTGACAACCCAGGAGAACTATGCAGCGCTTGATGCAACGTTCACTTCTAACCAGAGGTTCATGGACCCGCAGTTGGCTAACCAGGGTTTCGTCACGATCATGTTCGAGAATGCGCCTATCATGTTTGACCGTAATTGTCAGGATGGTAGGATTTACTTCCTTAACATGAAGTATATTACCCTGTATAAGTTGGGTTCCGATTGGTTCCGTATGAGCGAATGGCTTGAGCCTATTAACCAGGATGTTCGTGTAAAGAAGATTATTCTTCGGGGCGAACTGACTTGTTCTAATAGGAAACGTCAGGCTCTTATGACGGATGCCAATCCGACCTAATAGTACCCTAGCATGGGGGGTCTTAATGGCCCCCCTTGCGGGAAGGAAACATGGAAGATCGTAACGCATTTACGGATAACAGGAAAGGTCAGGGTGTGCCCGACAATCAGGCTCGCACCCCTAAAGTGTATGGTGTTCCTAAGGACGGGTTCGGCGGGCTAGTGCCCGCTCAGGCTCGTATGAGGGGTTCCACTATGGACGAGATGGGTTATCTTGTGAAGAATTACCCTCAGCCTGAAACTGGGGGAAGAAAATGTAAAGGAAAGGACGGGACATGTAAGGCTCATCCTATGAAGGATGGGGACTACTGTTACGGGCATAGTCGTGGACAGGGACGCAATACTAGCTAATGTAAGGCTTGTCACGGTCGTTGAAGATACGAACGTGACTGACGCTCAGATCGTCGTGCTTATCGGGCAAGGCTTGCAGGAGGTTAGTCTCGCATATGAGTGGCCTTGGCTGCAGAAGACTGCTTCTTTGAGCTTGGCTGATTCGACTCGTACTATTGCTCTTCCTGCTGACTTCCAGTATGGTTCAACGCTGATTGATGTTGACCATGATCGTCGTCTGCCTTATTATGCTCCCGCTACTTTTTGGGAGTTGACGGGAGATGGAGGGGACCGTGAGTCCACCACTCCACAATTTTTTACTACATGGGCTGGGAACATTGTTCTGCATCCTATCCCTGTAGATAATGATACTAACAGGTTGAGTATACATTATTATAGGACGGTCACAGCTTTGTCTGCTGGTGACGATGTTCCTGAATTTCATACTGCGTTCCACTGGATGCTTGTAGAATACTGCAAGTGGAAGCTGTATGAACGTGAAGAGTATTATGATCAGTCGGAACGTGCATTCATAACTTATTCCCGTTATCTGGCTGACATGATCGACTTTTATTCTAGTCGGTTCAAGTTGGAGCCGACAGCTTGGGGAGAGGGTCGGTTCGGAGCTAACGGCGACCCGAACATTCCGAGCCTGTTTGAAATCTAATGGTCAGGCTTTCCCAGTATGGCGGGAACGTGCCTGCTAGTCTGGCTCCTCGCACTCCTATTACACGTTACGCTTTCAGAGATTTTTCGGGCGGCTGGCGTCCTGACAAGGAACCTGACCAGCTAGCCGAAAATGAAATGTCAGACGTGTACAATCTTGAGTACATGCCAGGTGGTGGCGTGCGGAAACGTGGCGGATACACTGAGTTTACTAGTGCTGTTACTGACCTGGATAATATAGAATTCTTCTTCGCCCCTAGAGTATACACTGTGGACGATACGGGTGCTGCCGCCCCGCAACCCGTGTTCAGACAGATATGTTTCGTGTTTAACACGAGCGACGGGTCCATATATTATGAGCCGTTCGGTGATCTGGCTATTGATTTTGACGGTGGGGCTTCTAGCGCTCTGGTCGATTCGGGTCAGTCTCTTGGTAATGCTGGTGCTGCTTCGTCTAACTATTTTCGTATCTGGCCTATTAACGTGCTAACCTGGGAGGATAATATTTATATGACTTGTCTTCGTTATAACGGGTTTAGTGGCGGTTCGGGTGCGGGTGGCACCTGGCAGACGCAGAGCGGGGGTGGGTCTCCCGCATCTCCCAGCCTCCCCCTGCGTTACGACGCTCAGGACGACACGTTTGCTCGTCCTGCCGTACATGATTTGGATGGGGACACTACAGGGTTTCCTCGTGCTCGTACTGCCATAACATATTATGATCGTATTTTCGCTGCTAACGTTCATAAGGCGGGCTTGTACCGTTACCCTTCTCGCATCTACTGGTCGAATGCTGGCACTGCGGAAACGTTCGAAACGAACTCGTACATTGATGTGGGCGCTGATGATGGTACGGAAATCGTAAGGATTCTTCCGTTCGGAGAGCAGATACTCATCTTCAAAAATAATAGCACGTGGACGCTAGTGGGCACTGATGAGGATACGTTCGCTCTATACCCTCTTGATAAGAGGATCGGTACGGAGGCGACTTATGGTGCTACTACTGCGTCGGGCGTAGCCTATTTTTTTGATACTGGAACTTGTACTGTCTGGCAGTATGATGGTGCACGGTTCGAAGATATTGGTCAGCCTATCTCTAAGTATGTGCGTGGTAATATGAACTTTAATGGCACGTCGAAGGCGCTACTGCAAGTATTCGACAACTACTTGTGGTT